GCGTATCGTAAGTACGAGGATGCCCTACCTAGCGCGGTTGATTACGCTTTTGGTAACGTAGCGACACTGCCTCAAAATATGAAAAAATGGTTTATTGAGGACTGTCTTACGTCCAGCTACGGTAGAGTTATCGGCTTGCTTTCGCCTAGTGAAGGTGGCAGACCTACCGTACAGGATATGCAAAAGGTAGAGACGGCTGCAACTGAGCCGGATTATTGGACTACTAAATTCGTAGCCGACGATATACCTACGCTAGGTAAAGCGATTGAGACGATTGAGCAGGGCTTAGGCGGCGTATTACCGGATGCAGCTCCGAGGTGTGTTCACGGCACGATGGTATGGGCTGAGGGCAAAAGCGCCAAGACCGGTAAAGACTGGGCCGCTTATAAGTGCACCGAGCGCACGAGGGATAAACAGTGCGATCCAATATGGCAAGTATTAGGCAGCGACGGTAAATGGAAACCTCAACAATGACCGAGCAGGGCCTCTTTGATTACATCAAGGCTACATACCTTGAGGATCTTGAGAAGTCCGAGCATACCTACGAATACATCGATGCCACGAGTACCGGCTATAGGCTTACGATCGAGCTTAAATGCCGGCATACTCACTATGACGAGCTGATCCTTGAAAAGGATAAGTACGAGGCTCTTATGGATAGAGCTAATGACCTCGGCTTTACACCCTTTTACATCAACTCAACGCCTAACGGCATATATGCGTTCAACCTACGCAAGATTACGGTTACTTTCACTACTAAGCGCTTACCATCAAACACAGTGGATAAAGGTCCAGCGATTGATAAACAGATAGCGTTACTACACATAGATAAGGCGGTAAAACTATAATGGGCGAAATGACATTTATTAAGGCTGGAATAGCTACGACGATTCACGATAACGGCGATGTGACGAGCAGAGTTACGGCCATATGCGACGGGTGCCATAAAGAGAGTAGTCCGAATAACGGCCGTACCGTCGTAGATACCGGCGGTGAGGTCTTACTATGGTTATGTGAGGCGTGCAAAGGATGACTATATATAAATATGAGTGCAGATCGTGTAAAAAGGTTACAGATCAGATCGAGCGGATCATTACCGATAACCTACCGCCATACGTTAAAACGTTGCAGTGTACTAAGTGCGGCGTTATAGGCGTTTGTATGGTGGAGGAGCCTAAAGATGCCAGCGTATGAGTATGAATGTATTAGCTGCAATATCCGCTATGAGACTACTGCGCCGATAGGTGAGAACGTAGCGCCTATATGCTGCAGCCTTACAATGAGGCAGATCTATAGCGTGCCCGGTGTCAGCTTTAAGGGTACGGGCTGGGGCCACCAATGAAAATAGGCTCGTTATGTACGGGTTATGGTGGTTTGGATCTTGCAGTAGAGGAGCACTTTAACGCGGAGACCGTTTGGTGTGCTGAGTTTGATAAATACGCATCAAAGGTAATTGAGGCTCACTTTGATATACCTAACTATGGCGATATTAAAGCTATAGATTGGGATGAAGTCGAACCTATAGAGATACTCACCGCTGGCTATCCTTGCCAGCCTTTTAGTAATGCTGGATCAAGAAAAGGGGCAACAGATGAGAGACATATTTGGCCATACGTTCTTAAAGCAGCTAGCGTATTACGACCAAAATACATTATCTTGGAAAACGTTAGAGGGCATCTCACCCTCGGCTTTAAGGAAGTTCTCGCAGACCTTACCTCAATCGGGTATGACGCAAAATGGCAACTTGTACGAGCATCCGACGTCGGCGCACCGCATCAAAGAGCTAGGTTATTTGTCCTTGCCTACCCCAACGGCGAGGGATTACAAGGGGAAAGCCAAGAGAGACATACAGTTACCAAATGCTCTACTTTCGACGCCAGTAGTAAATGCAAGTCATACGACGGGAAAATGTCGCGATTGGGGCAGCGATTTACTCCACGATCTCATATGCACTTGCAAGATGTACCGGCTACATTGGATAAAGGCAGAGTAAGCGCTAAGTTTGTTGAGTATATGATGGGCTTGATACCAGGTTGGGTTACGGATGTTGATATTAGCTGGACTCAACAGATAAAAATATTAGGTAATGGTGTGGTACCTCAACAGGCTAAATATGCTCTTGAGTTACTGACTAGCGATTGGGATATAAATGAATAGTTATCCACAGGAGTTATCCACAGGTAGGCTAAAGCTGTGGAGGACACGCTCTAACCACGCTCAAGTTATCCACATATTTGCAAGGTATTTGACATATAGGTTACGCTCCACACTCGCAGACGAGCCGCTGAGGCGACTAGCTCGGGCGCGACGTTTGGTGCTATTGGCCGGTCTATTGCTATTTGTCAATAGCCCTACAGCTACGGCGGTAAGTACTGCAAAAGATGTAAATAACTACAAACTCTATGCACATATAAAGCTAAAGGATGCTACTCAGTATCGATGCTTAGAGCTCTTATGGGATAAAGAGAGTAGATGGAATCCTCGAGCAGATAACCCTAAGTCCACTGCATACGGCATACCTCAACTACTTAAGCTCAAGGCCAAGGATCCATATATCCAAATGGATTTAGGATTGAAGTATATAAAGCATAGGCACCTCACACCTTGTAAGGCATTGGACTATCATAAAAAGACTGGTCATTACTAATGGTCCACGGTAGACAAGATCCGAGGGTAAGTAGGGACTACAAGAAGCAACGGCTGATCGTCCTAGCTCGAGATGGTTACGTCTGCTATTACTGCGGACAGGATGCTCATACGGTGGACCACATCGTTAGCATCAAAGCTGGAGGAGATCCTATTAGCCTTGAGAATATGATCGCGTGCTGTAAGAGATGCAATAGCTCTAAGGGATCACGCTCACAGGGCGTTTTTTTAGCACGCCTTTCTACCCCCCCTGCCTTACCGACCTATACCTCCCCGATGACCACTGGTACAGTCCCTAGCGGTCCCTGTGTGGGCCAAAACGAACAGGATTGATCAGACTATGACCCAAATGAAAACGGCCCGTATGGGGGCTACTGAGCCCCGTTTACATAGTCCCTACCTCGGAGGTAAAAACCGAGGCGAGGAGATTGCGCAGCTGGCAGATAGCATCGGCCTACCGCTTATGCCTTGGCAAGATTTTGTAATTCGAGATATGACCTCGGTAGATGACGATAATATGTTTATCCGGAAAACAAACCTCGTTTTATGCGCTCGCCAACAGGGCAAAACTCACCTCGCGCGTATGATGATATTAGGGCATATGTATTTATTTGATAGCCCTAACGTGCTTATTATGAGCTCTAATAGATCGATGGCTTTAGAGACCTTTAGGCAAGTGGCCTACGCGATCGAGGGCTCGGACGAGCTGGGCCGGCAGGTTAAACAGATCCGGTACGCCAATGGTACCGAGTCGATCGAGCTTAAAAACGGGCACCGGCTAGATGTAGTAGCTGCGACTCGCGACGGTAGTAGAGGCAGGTCAGCCAGCCTATTATTCGTCGATGAGATCCGTGAAATCTCGGAGGAGGGCTTTAGAGCTGCAACCCCTACAACACGCGCTAAGCCAAATGCTCAAACGCTTTTATGCTCAAATGCCGGAGATAGTTTTAGTACCGTGCTTAACGATCTAGTCGAGCGCGCGAGAAGTACACCGCCTAAGTCTTTTGGCTACTACGAGTACTCAGCTCCACCTTTTGCCAAGATCACCGACCGCGATGCGTGGGCTATGGCTAACCCGGCGCTCGGCTACACCGTCACCGAGGAGGCACTCGAGGAGGCAGTAGCTACACAGCCAATAGAGACCACGAAAACCGAGCTACTTTGTCAATGGGTCAGCAGTAGCCAATCACCTTGGCCCCATATGTCCGTCGAGGAGTCAGGCGATAAAGACCTTAAGCTCGTACCCGGGCCTCTTACTATTTTCGCCTTTGATGTTGCACCGTCAAGGCGCGATGGTTCGCTCGTGATGGGTCAAGTCCTCGCAGACGGCCGTATAGGCGTAGCGGTGCTCGAGATATTCCACTCGGACGTATCCATCGATGAGCTCTTTGTAGCTAATGCGATTGCCAAGTGGGCCAAAATTTATTATCCGCGCCAAGTGGCCTACGACAAATATACGACCGCTTCAATCGCCAAACGCCTTGAGGTAAACGGTATACAGATACTCGACATATCCGGCACTAAGGGGTATCAGGCTAGTGGGGACCTCTATGAAGCTCTCAGTAATAAGCGGCTCGTGCACTCGGGCCAAGATGAGCTCGTTACCTCTATGGCTAATTGCGCAGCTAAAGAATCGGATGCAAGCTGGCGTATCATTCGGAGGAAATCAGCCGGACCGGTCGATATTGCAATCGGACTAAGTATGGTCGTACACGTACTGACTCAGCCTTTAGGTGAGGCTAAAGTATACAGTTAGACACGCGCTCTATAGCCGTATTTATGCTTGACAATATGGGAAAATGCGCTCTATGGGATTACTACAAACTCTAGGCTTTAAGTCAGCTGCTAAGCCGACTATTGAAGCTCAGTATGCCCCGGCGGTTATGGATACCACCTACGGGTATGGATCGTTTAATACTAACTCAGCTTTTGGCTATAACGGTATCGGTATCGATCGTAATTTTGCTTTACAGGTTGCCAGCGTTGCACGTTGCCGTAATTTAATTGCCGGAGTTATCTCATCGATCGATCTTGCACTTTATAAAAAATCAACCGGCGAAAAATTAGGATCTCCGGTATGGCTAGAACAGCCGGATATACGCCAGCCTCGTAGCGTTACGATCAGTGCAACCGTTGATAGTTTAATTTTTTATTCCGTTGCGTACTGGAGAGTGACCTCTCTGTATGCTGATGACGGAAGACCATCCGGCTTTGAGTGGGTCGCTAATAATCGCGTTACATATACCACTAACCAATACGGTACAGAAATTAAAGATTATTTTATCGACGGCAATCTTGTACCAATGGCCGGTATCGGTTCCCTTGTTACTTTTCAATCGTTAATACCAGGAGTATTACAAACAGCCGGTACTACAATTAAAGCCGCGTGGGATATACAAAGAGCGAGCGCGGTATCTGCCGCGACACCGATGGCTACCACTATATTGAAAAATAATGGTGCGGATTTACCGGAAACACAGATCCAAGGCATATTAGCTGGATGGAATTCCGCTAGAAAAAATCGCAGTACCGCATATTTGACCTCTACTCTCACTGCAGAAAATATCGGCTTTAGTCCTAAGGATATGATGTACACGGAAGCCTCGCAGTACCTCGCTACGGAAATTAGCCGAGCGATGAACGTGCCAAGCTATTTACTCAGTGCCGATATGAATAATTCGATGACGTACCAAAATATTTTAGATGGCCGTAAAGAATTTGTAGCGTACTCACTACAGCCTTATATCTCAGCTATTGAGGACAGGCTCTCAATGAATGACATAACAAATAGCCAAAATCAGGTTCGTTTTGCGATTGACGATACGTTTTTACGTGTCGATGCAAAAGATCGTTTAGATATTATCGAAAAGATGCTAAGTCTTGATTTAATTAACGTCGATCAAGCCCGAGAGATGGAATCACTCACACCGCTAGGAGATGCAAGTGCTACTAACGTTTAGTCAAGAGATACAAGCTGCAGATACAGAGCGCCGAATCGTATCCGGACTCGTTGCACCATATGGCGAGGTAGGACACACAAGCGCAGGGCCCGTAATGTTCGAGCGCGGCTCTATTGCTATTCCCG